ATCGAGGCAGCTGCTCTTGCGTTATGGGGAGCGAAAAATAGTAAGAGAGACCCGGCAAAAAAGATGCGGATCGGGTAGAGGTAAACGGGAATGATGCTGACAATTACGGCGCAGAACGTCGTGGGGCTTGACGATTACAGCCGCGACAAACTGGCAAAACTAATAAACACATACAACAAACATGCGTTTAAAAATGCCGAAAAGAAAAAATACTATGAAGGCAAGGTCTCGCTTGGCGAGGTCAATCTGGGGATAGCACTTCCGGAAGGCTTGCGGGGTCTTGAAATCGGCTGCGCTTGGGGTGCCAAGACGGTCGACGTATTGGCTGCGCGGTCCATGTTCGACGGCTTTGTCGGGATCAACGGGAACGAAGTGGAAGACCTGACGCGGATGGTCGTCGAGAACAAGCTGATAGCGCAGTACATGAAGGCCTGCCGGGATGAGCTGGAATTCGGCTCGACGTTTTGTACGCTGTCGGCCGGTGACAATGGTACAAAGATCCGCTTCCACAGCCCGATGACAGCCGCGGCACTATGGGACGGCGAGAAAAACCGTATTGACTGCGGTTTCGCGATCATAGACACGGCGCCAGCAAAAGAAACAGATCCGACGTGGATGCCGTCGCTTATCAATCTATACACGGATGACTGTGTATGGGTGCTTGTACGTAATGATGGAAATTTATGGCGCGCAACGCCGCATCCGCACAGAATGGGCAGGCCGCTTATGGAAGCGCTGACATGGAACGCGACAAGCGACAAACCGTTCGGGCGGTCGCGCATCAAAGAGCCGGTCAGGAGACTAATACAGGGATACGTTCGGACGATTGCAAACGCGACAATCGGTTTGGAGTTTGCGACCAGTCCGCAGAAGTATCTACTTGGTGTGACGGACGACCAGTATGACGCGGTGATCAATCAGAAGTTCCGGCAGTATGTCGGGTCGCTCATAGCGGCAACCACAAACCCGGAGACGGGTGAAAAGCCGACATTCGGCCAGCTTCTGCAAGGTAACATCTCCCCACACGTGGAAATGATCCGCGTACTTGCGACGCAGTTCTCCGCTGCAACCGGTTTAACGGTGACGGACACGGGTGTCGTTAATGACGCGAATCCGACATCTTCCGACGCGATACTGGCACAGTCCCAGACGCTTGTCGGCATGGCTGAACAGCTGAACACTGGCAACGGAGACGCGCTCAGGACGATTGCGCTGATGGCGCTGGCAATGGCACAGAACAAGACACTGGACGATCTGACGGACGAAGAAAAGGCGATAGCTCCGCACTTTAAGAATCCAGCGATGCCGTCCGTGGCGGTCACAGCTGATGCGGCCATCAAGATCGCAAGCGCCCGCCAGGGGTTCGCCAGCACTGACACATTCCTGGAAATGATCGGGTTCGACGCAGCGGACATCCGGCGCATAAAGGCACAGGAACAACGTGCAAGAGGCGTAGCGGTGCTTGAGGAAATGAGTATATGACCATATCGGAAGAAAGCTGGGTCAAGTACATAGACGATCTACGAAAAGTCAACGACGAAGCGGCACGGCTGATGCTGGATTTTATGGACCTGCACAGGGATGCGGATGGATTATGGAACAGTCGGGAAGTCCGGCAGGCGCTTATAGATTATGCGTACGGTTTGTCGTCCAAATACGGAGAAGCCGCTGCGGAGCTTGCTTGCGAGATGTACGATGCAATGGGCGCGCTGTCTGACGTGATCATTCCGGCAGCGGTTCCGGCCGAAACAGCTACATATGCGGATGTAGCAAAAGCGGTCAACGGGACGCTGAAGCAGAGCACAAACATGGAAATGGTGTCTTCTGCCGTTGCCAGACAGGTCAAGATGGTCAGCGTTGATACAGTGATGAAAAACGCGCTCCGGGACGGCGCTGAATGGGCGTGGATACCACACGGGGACACGTGTGCATTCTGCATTGTGCTTGCGTCCAGAGGATGGCAGCAGGCGTCTAAAAAGGCGCTGAAGAATGGACACGCTGAACATATCCATGCAAATTGCGACTGTACATATGCGGTGCGGTTCGACAACCGGACGGAAGTGGAAGGATATGAACCAAAAAGGTATTTGAAAATGTATAATTCCGCAAGTGGCATGCCGGATGAAAAGCTAAATGCTATGAGGCGTGATTTTTACGCAGAAAACAGTGCGGAAATCAACGCACAAAAGCGAGACGCCTACAAAAAACGGCAAGAATTGAATAGTTCCCAGGCAGAAGAAGCAGACGTATAAAGCGCCTGCTTTTTTAATTGGCAACGCGTGCCATAAACGCGGATCAATCACTCTTTGGAGGTAAAAACATGAGCGAAACTGTGAATCAGGAAAACAATCAGGCAATCGAAAACGAGGTTAAAACCTTCACGCAGGAAGAAGTAAACGCCATTGTGAAGGATCGGCTGACTCGTGCCGGTGCAAAATACGCAGACTATGATGCGCTGAAAGAAAAGGCCGAAAAATTCGATCAGTTGGAAGAAGCAAACAAAACGGAACTGCAGAAGGCGACAGAACGCGCTGAAGGGCTGCAGGCCGAACTGGACAAGCTGAAAAACGAATATGCGGTGCGCGAGATGCGTGAAAAGGTTGCCAAAGAAACCGGCGTTCCGGTCAATCTGCTGACAGGCGGCACGGAAGAAGACTGCCGCGCACAGGCAAAAGCTATTGCCGAATACGCAAAACCGTCAGCATATCCGAAAGTCAGGGACGGCGGGGAAGTACAACACACAACCGGCGGCGCAAACCGGGACAAATTCAAGGACTGGTTTGAAGCCAACATTAGTCATTAAGGAGGCTTTATCATGGCTGACATTAACAGAACTACTAACTCCATGGCTCTTCCGAGCGACATTTCCAGCGAGATCCTGCAGAAGACACAGCAGGAATCCGCAATCATGAGACTGGCACGGCACATCGAACTGCCCGGCCGTGGCGTAACGATCCCGGTTATTACTGGAGATCCGACAGCGGCGTGGGTTGCTGAGACAGGCGTGAAACCGGTATCTAACGGCACACCCGGCACCAAACTGATGCAGGCGTTCAAGATCGCGGTCATTGAGACATTCTCGAAAGAATTTATTCGTGATATTCCGGCTCTGTATGATGCACTTGTTCAGAGACTTCCGGGCGCGCTTGCAGGTGTGTTCGATGGCACGATCGTGGGTGCTGTACCGGCTCCCAGCCAGAGCAATTTTGATACGTTCGCAGGCTGTACTGCTCAGTCGATCCTGAACGCGAACAATGGCACATATCTGGGCATGGTCGCGGCTGATGCGGACATCGCCACACACGGCGGAGTCATGAACGGTTTTGCGTTTGGCGCGCAGGCTCGTGCGCTCCTGCTGACTGCAGTCGATACGACGAACAGGCCGCTGTTCCTGGCGTCTGCAAACGACGGTGTTGTCGATAAGGTTCTGGGCGTTCCGGCCTACTTCAACAAGAACATTTACAAAGCTGGCGCATCTTCCGGTTCCGTACCGGCTATCGTTGGTATCGCAGGCGACTGGACACAGGCCATGTATGGCACTGTAGCTGGTGTTGAGATCTCCGTAACAGATACTGCATCTCTTACCGTTGGATCTGGTAACGATGCAACCACGATCAACTTGTGGCAGCAGAACATGGTGGCTGTCCGTGCTGAGATCGAAGTCGGATTCCGCGCCGACACTTCCTGCTTCAACTTGCTGACAGGCGCTATCCCGTCCTGATGGTCAAATTTATCAACCGACTGACCGGAACAGAAATGTGGGTCGCGGATGATCGCGCAGAAGAATACAAGGCGGCTGGTCATAAGCTGGCCGCCGAAAGCGCAGAAAAACCCAAAAAAGTACCGGTCAAAAAGACGGTCAAGAAATGAGGTAACGGCATGGCATACGCAACCGTACAGGACGTAATGGCGCGCACGACGCGGTCATTCACGGTGGAAGAGACGAACGTGATCACGGCATTGCTGGATGATGCAGCTATACTCATTGACGCATACAAAAGCGAAGCAGGGGAAAGTCAGAAAAAGGTCGTATCCTGCCGCATGGTGCTGCGTGCAATTGGCACGGACAATGATATCCCGATGGGCGCAACACAGGGGTCAATGTCTGGCCTTGGGTATTCCCAGAGCTGGACTATTGGCACGGGCGGTTCTGTCGGGGAGCTATATCTGTCTAAAACAGATAAGCGGCTCTTAGGTGGAGGAAACAAAATTGGATCA